AGCGAGGCTTCCCCGCTGACGAGCTTCTTGTTCAGATCCGCGAACTCAGCGTCCGGCGCGTTGACGACCTGGAACGACATCCCGGTCAGATCGCCGACCTCCGCCAGCAAGTCAAAGACGATCCCCTGCCACTGCTTATCGGCGGCGTTGTAAAAGCTGATTGGATAGTTGTAATACTGCGCAACTATCGGTATGACGGAGTGGGTTTGTATGTAAGCCCGCTCTCCGCCCATAAGCTCCGAATACAGCCTGTGCTTCTGGTATTCTTTGAACCCATCGTTGTAAAGACCGACCAGATAACGTTCGCCGCCGCTTATCAGCGTCTTCTGCACAATGGATATAATTGGCGCGTAAACCGGGTTTTTCGCAGTAAGGTAAACGGTGCTCAGAACCATAGGCAAGTAATCGCTGATCTCCGTGTCGCTGTAGGACTGAAACAGCGGCTCCGCGCTGCCGTCGCAAAAGAACGCGTCGGCTTTTCCGGTTTTCAGCGCCTCGTAAGCGGCGTCCGCGCTTGGGATCATAACAGCTTGACAGGCATACTCGAACCCCGAAATGATCTCGGCAGCTTCCGTCGAACCCGCGACAAACGCGAGCCGCACGGGACGGGCGTCCGCTATACCCCGAAAAGGCTCGCTTCCCGCGATCCTGAATATCTTTACAGGGCGTTCCACGATAGCGCCCGTCATGGTGTAAGTTTTATTATTCTTATCCGTAGTCCCCGCAAAGTCGATCTCCCCGCCTTCGAGAGCGGCGGGAATGTCCGAACGGATGACCGGCGCGAACGGTATTCCGAACAGATCGCTCAGCCACCCGCAGAACAGCGCTGAGAACCCGCTGACGCCGCCGCCGGAGCCGTAAAACGCCTCGGAACTTTCCGTCACGCCGTAAGTGAAGGACGCCTCCCTTGCCCTGAAAGACTCAACCGCTTTGATCTCGCTTTCCGTCACACCGGGGACGTCCCTGTAAGAAGCCGGAAGTGTTATCTGCGGACTGCCGTAAATATCTGTGAATACTGCCAGGGTTATTATCGCGCAAGCCAAAATCAAGCGGATTATACGCATATCGCACCCTCTTTTCAGGTGATTTTCTTGTTGGCGTTATCCATCATGATCTTGATATACGCCTTGTTCGGCGCAATAGTGCCGTTAAGGACGCCAAGCCAATGCGCCTTATCCGTGATTATTCCGGCTTTTATGGCATTGTCCACCGTGGTTTCCTCCGGGGACTTGCCCTGCGCCGTATAATCAATATCCGGCGTCAGGAACCAGTGCGTGAACACACCGGGAAGCTTTGCCTTCCGGCACCCGTAGGCGCTGCCGTCCTCGGCGATGTACATGGGAACGCCGTTCTCCATGCCGATGTAAACACCGATGTGGCCCTGCTTCCACACGAGAGCGCCCACCGGCGCTGTGGCCACGGTGGAGATCGGGTTGCGCTGCTTTGCCGTATCCCGAAAATTCTGTGAGCTGCGCTGGATGCCGGTGTAAGCTGAAATCAGCCCCGAGCAATCGCAGCACACTTTACCGATTTTCTGGGCGTCGCTGTCCCACACATTGGAGCCGTAAGTCTTTTTCAGCCAGTCGTATTTCTCCTTCGTCAGCGGCTCCATTTTCGTACCGTAGACATAAGGAAGTCCCAATTTGGACTTCACGTAGTCCACCAGACCCTGCCCGGTTTTACCGGCCATATATACCGCTCCTCTCTAGTTCACCCAGCCGCGTATAACACCGAAACCGGCTTGGATATTAGTGGATAACAACCCATCCTGAGCCACTGTGCCGCCGCTGGCGATGGGCGCGTCATCAACCATAACACCGCCGTCCACGCCGCGAATATGGTAATATACCTTTTGCCCCTGTTTAACTTCGCCGTGCGACTGCTTCCCCAGCAGCGAGAAAAGCGACGCCATTTTGTGGAATGTCGGCGCTGAGCCGCCAAGCGCGTAAAACGCGCCGCTTATCGCCGCACCGACGCCACTGTAAAACGTATAGTGCGCGTCGGCAGTCCGCTCCCAAGTATCGGCGACAGGATCATAAAACCAGACCCGCTTGGTGGTATCAAAAGCGCTGGTTCCACCGGCGAAAATCAGCTTATTCCCAAAGACCGCGTGAGCGCCGCGTCCCAAAGCGACAGGCGGATCGGTTTGCTGCGTCCATGTGTCAAAGTTCTGGTTCCACATTATCATCCTGTTCGCGGTGACGCTGTAGACGTATAACACCCCGTTTACGACGCCGCCCATTGCTGAAGCCGCCTGATACGGAAGCGCGTTATAGTCAGTCCACGTGTCAGCGCCCGGAGCGTAACGCCGAAAAGCTGTTTCCGACGCGCCAGCGCCACCGGCTACGTATAAATAACTGTTTACCGTTCCCGCTGCGGCCCCGGTCAAGGTATTAGGCGCGTCAGCCAACTCCGTCCATGAGTTGTTCGCCGGTGTGTACTTTGCCAGCTTTCTGGTATCAAGCCCGAATATAACATATATATCGCTGCCGATTACGACCGCTATGGACTTATGCAGCGTAGCGGACGGCAGCGGGGACGGGTTTACGTTAGTCCACAAACCGGTCACTACGGAATACTTCCGGATAACGCTCGAAGCGGTTCCGCTGTTACCGAACACATAAATGTCATTCCCGAACGCCGCCGCCGAGGCGTTCTGGAAATTGTCCGGAGGCACTGCCAGTACCTGCCAGCCCATACCGTCTCTCGCAGAGTACGGGATTTGATGCTGGAACGGAAAACCATCCTGGCGGGCAGACAGCTCGCCGAATTTACCATTTATGGCTTCAGCCGTGGACTTAACGTCCAGGAGTGTTTCCTGTTTTGCGATCCTGATCTCCGGCATAAAACCCCTCCTTTAGCTCACCCAACCCCGCAGTACGCCGGTGTTGGACGTAAACTGTGAGAACAGATCCCCGTCAGTCAGCGCGACGCTGGAGCCTTCAGGTAGATCCGCGCCTTCGAGCCGCACGGCGGCGTTCGCCGCGTAAGTCTTATAGAACACCGTCTGCCCCGCTTTCACGCTGCCCAAGTACTGGCGGCCCAGGATCATGGGCAGCGGCATGAAGCTGACGCAAGCCGTCCCGGAGACGGCGTAGAAAATATCCGCAATCGTGAACCCCACGTTGGAGGTAAAAGATGGCTTGAAACTTTCGGCGCTCCACTTGTTAGCTACTGGATCATACATCCACGCCTGATCTATAACACCCCCCACAAGCGCCAGTCTGCCGTTGAGAACGCCGTGAGCGCAAATGTTGCTGTTAAGATATGGCCCCTTCGCCAGACCGGTAGTCCACGCGCCGGTCGAACGCATGTATTTGATAAGGTTTGCGCTGTATGCGGAAAACACATAAAGTACGTCGTTTATAACGCCGCACATCGGATTGCGCATACTGGTCGGAAGCGACGTGTTCGTCCATGTGTCGTTTATCAGGTTGTACTTTTTCAGATTCAGTTCGGACGTCATGTTAAGCCCGCCGCACACAAATATTTCCGTCCCGACCACGGCGGCGGCAGCGCCCGCGACGGAGGAACCCGGACTGGCGAGCTGAGTCCACGCGTCAGTGGCCGGGGTGTATTTATACAGCGTCGCGCCTAAGCCCGGCCCGGCCATGACATAAAAAGCGTTATCGTAATAAACCGCTCTGGCGTCAACCATTCCGACCGTGTGCTCGGTTACTTTCGTCCATGTCGTCGGCGGGCTGAACTTATAAACATCTTTGTCATTAGGTGCACTGCCGAATAAATAAGCCGATTGCGAATCAGCCGCCGCCGAGCCCTGGTTGAAACTTACCGGCGCGTTTGGCTCGATATTCCAACCCATCGCGTCCTCCGGCAAGGGAGTCATTTCATGGCTGAATTTATACCGCATTGGCCGCGCCAGCAACGCGCCGACACCGGACTCCGTAGTCTCGGCTGTGGACTTTACCTGAAGAAGCGTGTCCTGGTTTGCGATCTTTATCTCAGGCATCAGACCGCCTCCTCGTATACAAAAATCAGGCTCCCGTCTGTATCAACCCGGAAGCCCCATTTATACATCGTTTCGTCTTCTCCGAAGGATATGTGCGGCAGCACGTCCAGCTCGTGGTAATCCTGCGCAGCTGCCGTAATACTGATGTTCTCCCTGAAGGTATCATGGTCGTAAGCTGTGAAGTTCCTCGCTATGGTCGTGCCATCGTTCCATGCCCTGGCCGCGTTCTGGAAACCCCGGATCACGGTCAGCCTGTTACCGTTCTTTGCCGTCAGCCGCACGGTTTCAGCCTGCATGGAACTGTCGCCCAGAACCAGCAGCATTGGCGGCTCAGGTATCCGCGAATCGTCCAGAACGAATAACTGCGTGTCCGTGGCGCTGATCGCGCCCGTGAGCGTCGTCGGGACGGAGTTGATCTGCGCCGGGTACATTACTTCCAGATTAATCAAAAGTCACCACTCCCCCTGCTGTTTGTGAATATTTGCAGGAACACGTTCGCAACGATGCGCGTCAGCCCCTGCGCGTTATTGGCAGTCGCCACCGGGTAGATTTCTATCCGGTGGAATGTATTCCTCGCGATCTTGCCGGTCTTGGAATCAGACAGAAGTCCAGCCAGGTCAATATTCGTATTTGGTGTCACGTCCATCTTGTATACGCCGTTCACGTAGAGCTTCCCGGTCTGCGCCGAGCCGCTCTTGTAAATCCCGTACTGCATGTCGTGCGTGTGCGCCGGGATCGTGACCTGATGCGAGTGTCCGGGAATATTCACTGTATGCGAGTGGCTCGGAATAGTCACAGTATGGTCATGGCCGGGTATATTCACGGTATGGAAATGCGACGCAATCGTTATTGAATGCTGGTGATTCGGAATATCGACCCTGTGGCTGTGATCCCCGTGCATATGCGCCCCAGACGCCGCGAACGCCTGATACGTGCCGCCGTGAACTTTACCGTCCTTATCGACGACCCAGTTGCCGTTGTCAATCATCACTCTATTGCCGGGAGATATGCCGTGGTTATGGTTCGCATTGCCGTAACCGCCGTATGACTGATCAAAAACATTCGACGCCGGAAGCGACACAGCGGCGGACGTCGGATTTGACGCGCCCCCGGAGTCTGTGGTGGGGTACTTCGTAGCTTCGGTCGTGGTCGATTGTATATCGTTGTACTTAAAGCTGGCTGCTTGTGTTTGCGTCGGCTCCGAGCTGGATGCGTAAGTGCTCTGGTTCGATGTGGTAGTCGAAGACACCGTCTGCTGAGTGGAGGCTACGCCCTTCTCGTATGCACGGAACCCCTCGAACTCGAAGTTAAGAACACAGGAATTGACGCGCACCATGCTCTCCGGCACGTACAGCTTCAGCAGCGCCGGATTGTCCTTGTCAGCGTTATCGGCGTAGGTCACCATCACTTGGTTAGTAGCGCCCTGGGCATACAAAGAGTCGATCAGCGAACGGTTCTGGAGGTCTGTGATGCTCCCGGACAGGTCTTTGGTCTTATTTGCTATCGTGACGGTAATTTCACCCAGATTGCCGGTCACGTCCTGCTTCACTATCTCCACAATAGGGAAAATCTCATTAATACCGTCCTCGCTGTCAACGATCCTGACCGGATCGCCCACGACGAACTTATCGTACCGCTGGCCGGTGAGCTTATACAGGTCTATGGCCTCAGCTTCGTAGGAAATATACGGGTTTTGCGCTGAATTCAATATGCTCTGGGCATATGCCCTCAGGCTCTCCGGGTCTTCAAAGCGCCGGTCGACCAGAATTGACGCTTTAACGCCCCAGGTGGGTACGGTCGGCGCGTCGATATAGTGTTTCCCGCCGTTGACAGAGGAAATGTCCAGCTGATTGTCACCTTCGCCGTAGCCCAGAGCGTAGATGCGGGTAATAAGGTTAGCGGCGTCCACGGTTTTTTGTATTTGCGTCATATTCTTGCCGTAGCGTATCTCGCTTTTCGGTGTCCCGCTTGTATCAGCGAGTCGAAGGTTGATAATCCAAGGATACCCGTTCGTGTCCCATTCCCAGATGTAGCTCTCCACAAATGGCTTAGGGATGGAGAACAGCGAGGCGAGCAGGTTCTCGTTTTCCCATTTGTACTCGAAGAACCGCGCGAAGTCGCACCGGCCCAGCTGCCAGTTCTTAACCGTCTGGCGATCAAGCACGTAGCGAAGGCACGTAACCGTGTTGACGCCAATATTGCCGATCTGGTGGTACTTGTAAAGCACGTCGTCCATTAGAGTGGCAAGGACGTGCTCTGCCTGATACACCGTGACCGCCTGTGTGGAACGCGTCAAGTCCTCGCCGATGATACGGAAAAGCTCGACGCGCTCCTTGCCGTCGTAGATTTCCACCAGGTTAAACGGACGGCAGTGCTTGTTCTTCGGATCGTCCGAAGGCAGGGAGAACGTTGCGTACCAGAGGGTGTTAAGAGTCTTTTTATATCCGATCTCAAACGCGTTTTGAAGAAATGCCAGCCTCTGGCGGCTCTGGTTGAACACCTGGATAATATTTTCCTGTGCCATTATAACCACAAGTCCTTCCAGAGGATTTTGTAATCTATATTCCGGTTGACCGCGCCGTCTTCGTACACGATGAGGTTATCGCCCGGACGGAGCTTGAAGAACTCGCTCTCCGGGCTGAAATACCGCGTCACGTCCACGCCGTTCAGCGTAACGGTCATAGCGCCGGTGTCTATGATCAACTCTCCGCCCGGTGGTAGCGCTAACCCAGGCAGGTCGATCAAAGCATACCCGTACAGCGTCGCCGAGCCGCTTGCGTGTATCAGCGCTAAGGCATTGGATGCCACGGCACGGAACTCCCGCGTCCCGGCCCCAGAGGCGTCCAAAACAATACTAACCGGCGGCGCATCCGCGAACACGCTGCGAGACGCCGCGCCATTTGCGCCAAGTACCACAAGCGCATGCATGAGCGCCGCGAACAGATCGCGGGAAGGTTCGCCGTCAGAGTGCAGGACAATTTCAGCGGTGGTTTCAGCGGCAAACATCTCCAGTGTTTCACTGCCGTACGCGTCAAAGACAAACCCGGCTTCCGTATCCGGCGCGAAATGCTCGCGGACGCCGCCGCCGTCAGCGAGGAAGGCCACAGCAGCGACGGACATCGGCGCGAACAAGTCGCCGGACTGATGCCCCTTAACACCTATAACGAGCCTCGCGGAGGATGGCACCGCAAACATTGTCAGCGTTCCCCCAGTTGACTGGGTAATTAGCCGAATCGCGGCATGGCCGCTTACCTGCTGGTTCTGCGAGGTATTAAATTTTCCACGGTTGAAAGGACTCCTGTTAAACATGGCGCAACCCCCGCGCTTTAATCAATCGAAACTTCCAGCAGCCCCGGATCGACGGAGAATTCCATGCCGAAACTGATGTCACGGGCGATAGACCATGGCGAAAACGCCAGCAGGTTCCCGCCCGTCAGCCCGTCGCGAATCCCGAAAAACGCCACGGTTCCGATATTGATCGACGGCCTCGGGAAACGGATCGTCACGCTGTTGCGGATAACCGACAGCCCCGCGAAGTCCGACGGCGCTAGGAACGTCACAAGCTGCCGGTTGTACTCGGGATACGTGATCTCGACACCGATATCCTGGAAGGTCGGATCTGTTCTGTACAGAGCGAGGAACACCTGCGACGCGCCCGTAACCGGAGTATTCCTGAAAAAGTGGTTCAAAACGGCGTTCTGGAGCCACGACCCGCCTCTGCCGCTGAGAATGACATTTATGATCCCCGGCTCCACGTTGTACCTGTCCCCGGTCAGCACCGCGTACTTGCCGTTATTGGCTGCGGTTGGGCTGTCGAACTCGCCGTATGCCAGAAGGTTCCCGCCAAGCACGGCGGTACGGACGCCCCAGAAGCCGACAGTCTCGTTCGACGCCGTCCAATCCGCAGTGGCCTTGGGGAAGGTGATGGAGTTGTTGTTGCTCACGGTCAGCGTCCCGGCCCCCGGCACCGGCGCGGCGAAAGTTATCTGCTGCCGCGCGTAGCCGCCGCCGGATACTTCCATTCCGGTGTCAAAGTCGGTCGGGTTTGTAGTGTACAGCGCAAGGAATATCTGCGCAGGGCTTGTTGTCGGCACATTGCGGAAGAAGTGGTTCAAAACCGCAGCTTCCAGCCAGTTAGACGCGTTCGACATATTCACTTTCCTCTCCGTCTTCAAGATTGCGGAGGTCAAACGTCGCCCTCCGTGTGATCAGGACGTTGCTTATGTTGGTGGTACCGATATTATGGATAATTATTATTACCGGCATATCCTGGGTGCCCTCCGGCGTAACCGTCGTCTGGTGCGGCCTGTCGGTGAAAAGCTCCGTGATCTGGTTATACAGCGGGCTTTCCGCGAAGGGAGCGCACTCGAAAGGCACAGAAGTCTCGCCGGTGTTGACGAGCTGCGCGATTGCCAGAGGTTCATACACCTTCGCCCGGTACGCCTTTCGCGGCTCGTCGTCAAAGATCAGCAGCCCTTCCCCGGCCAGCCACTTCGCCGCCAGCCGCGCCGACGCCCGAAGCTCCTCGAGGGTTTTGGCGATCAGGCCCAGAGTTACCGTGATTGTGCGCTTCTCGAAGTTATTGCCGCCGAAGTCCACCACGCCGTCCCTGTTCGGGATCACGAACTCGTTTCTGCGCTTCTCCGGGAGAAGCGATCTGTCGTCGGAACGCGCCACCACCCGGTACTCCGAGCTGTGGTGGTTATTGAAAGTAAACCCATAGCCTAAGCCTGTTCTCACGCCAGCGCCAACCCCCTCCCTCTCTGCGACTGCTGCTGGAGCCGGTACAGCTGCGAAGCGATCCTGTTGATGTCAGCCTGCTCCCGGACGACCAGCTCAGAGATGTTGAACTGGTTTACGATACCGGCTTCCGAACCCGATCCGGACGCGCTGCTTCTCAATGACGCGCCCCGGACACCGGCGCTTACGCCGCTCATGTCGAGATTGAAGCCAGCGCCGACATTCTTGCCCAGGTTGCTGAATACTTCAGCTATGGCGCTCCTGACAGCACCGGCCATGCCAAGGACGCCGTTGATAAAGCCCTGGTCGACACTCTCGCCGATGTCGGTGAATATCTCGGAAGGGGAGAAGATCTCCAGCGCCGCCCTTGCGGTGTTTATGATCCCGTTCGCCAGGTTTTGCACCGCGTTATATACTGCCCCGGCTCGGTTGTTGATCCCATTTATGATAGAATCGCCCAGGTTCTCGCCGACCGCCATCGCGCCGGGTTTAACAAGGTTATCCATGTCAGTGAGCAAGCCCCGCAGCTGATCGTCGGTATCCTTCCGCAGGCCCCGCAGCTCCTCGACGGCCATCATACGGGCTAGAGCGTGTTTCTGCTTCCAAAGGTTGGTATACGTGGTCAGTTCGCTCTCCGACATCCTGGAAAGCGCGTTGATCTCGGCGTATGCCGACGGCCCCATCGCACGGAGCTCCGCCAGCAGTCCCTCGTCGATGCCCTTTGCCGCAAGGCGGTCAAAGTCAGCCGCCCAGGTCGCTAAGGCGCGAACCTGCGCGTTCAGGTTGTCGGTCAGGGTCTGGCTGGAGACTTCCTCCTTTTGCTTCAGCTCATCGAACAGGCCGAACGTGTTAAAAATCGCCTTTGCCCTGTCATCAACCGCTTTGGCATATTTCTCCTCAGCGGATTCCATCTTCTGGATGAGCTTCTCCTGCTCGGTGAGCAGCCGGTTCTTGGACTCGTAGAGCGCCTTGTCGGCTTCCTCACGCTGCTTAGTACCCTCGGCGTAGTGGGTGGACAACTCCGTCCAGAAGTCAATCTCATCCTGAATGGACGCCAGACCGTACTTCTTCCGCTCGTCCATCCACTTCTTTGACTCGTTGAAGCTCTCCTCCTCGGCCTTTTTCTTTGCCGCGTAGTAGTTCTTATCGGCGTCCTCCTTCTCCTTGGTGCCGTCGGCGTACCGCTCCGAAACCCGCGCCCAGGCGTCCATTTCCTCCTTGGCGCTCAACTGGCCGAGAGACTTCTGCTTGTCAATCCACGCTTTGGAGTCGCTGAAGGACTCCTTTGCGATCTTCGACCGGAGGCTCGCGATGTTTTTATCTATTTCGACCTTCTCTTTGGATACTTTTGTATATTGCTTGCCAAGTTCCTCCCACATGGCAAGTTCTTCCCGCAGCATGTAGTCCTCATCGTTGCGGTAGTTGTCGATCCACAGTTTTGCGGAGGCATAGGTTTCCTTTGCCATTTTAGCGGCAGCTTTTACTGCCTTTTCTGAACCTTGATCAATGCCCTCGGCTACTCCCAAAGGTATACTCTTACCGACCTCGTCCCGAAACAGCGCCGACGGTGAGTGTATCCCGAAGAAGTTCTTGATGGAATCCACCACGCCGCCGAAGAACCCGGAGATTTTCTCACGGAGCCACTCGCCCATGTCGGAAATACCCTGCCAGATGCCCTTTATCAGATCGCCGCCGACATCCACGATCTTCCAGAAAAGCCCTTTGAAAGCGTTCACTATGCCTTCCACGATCTTTGGCACGGCTTTGATGATCTCCCAGATAATCGCCGGAAGGTTCTGCACCAACGCGACCAAAAGGTCGAACCCCGCCTTTATGATCTTGTCGATATTTTCTGTCAGCGTTTTGGTAATCGCTGAAATTATCTTAGGCAATGCGTCGCATATGGTTTTCATGATCTTCGGCAGGTTATCCACCAGCGCTATGAGCAGCGCGACCCCTGCGTCGATCAGAAGCGGGATCGCTTCCGTGAGTCCGTTTAGTATGCTGTCGATTATCTTGGGCAGCGCTTCCAATATGGTGTCAATGATCGTGGACAAGTTGTCCACAAGAGCGGTAAACAGCTCTACCCCGGCGTCGATCAGAAGCGGGAGGCACTCCTTCACGGCAAGCACTATGGCATCTATGATGTCTGGAAGCACTTTTACAATGGCGTCTATTATGGTGGAAATCTCGCCCACCAGAGAGGATAAAAGCTCCACGCCAGCTTTGATTATAGTCGGCATAGCGACTTTCAGCGCGGCCACGATTGCCTCGATGATCTTAGGCAGCGCTTCCACGATTGGATTAATGATCTCCGGCAGGTTGTCTATTAGCGCAGTCAGCAGCGTGACTCCGATTTCCGCGATCAACGGAACCGCCTCGGTAAACCACCGCACCAAGCCGTCTATCAGCGTTGGAAGCACGGTGGTTATCGCGTCAACGATTTCCGGGATCATCTGGGTAACCGCCGTCAAGAGCGTAAAAAATGCCTCCATGATGCTGGGAAGCGCGTCCGTGAGCGCCGTTATTATCCCGTCAATTATCTCCGGCAGAACTTCAACAATAACCTGGATAATATCGGGCAGCACCTCTGCCAGGGACTTCAACATCTCCGCGACCGCTGTCATTATCTGCGGCGTCGCGCCGACAAAGAACGAGACAATGGCTTTTATTATATCCGGAAGAGCCTTAATCAGCGTCGGGATCGCGGCAAGAAGCCCCTCAGCCAGCCCCTGTGCGATCTTCAGCGCCGCGTCCAGCAGCGACGGAAGGCTCTCCGCGATGACCCTGACGATTTCCGTCAGCGCCTTCGTGATTTCCGGGATCAACGTAGGAAGCGCCCCGGCCAGTCCGTTCGCCAAAGACGTGACGATCTGCACGGCGGCATTCGCCAGCTCCGGCAGCGCGGCGATTATGCCCTCAATAAGTCCGAAAATCAGCTTCCCAACCGCTTCCATGACTATCGGCAGCAGTTCGGTCACCGCGCCAAGTAGCGCGTCAAGAACGCTTCTTGCCCCGGTAACGATAATATCTATGTTATCGGCGATCCCCATCACAAGCGCCGTCAGGAGCTTGCTGCCAAGGTCTAAGAGCGTCGGAAGGAATGTCTCGATGATATTGGCAATTTCGCTGAACACGCCGTTAAAGGACGCCGCCAGCTCATCCACCGAGCCGGTGCCGCGTAGAACGCCCATGAACGCGTCGGTCAGCGCGGTGATCGACGGCAGCATCTGACCCATGATCTGGGCCTTGAACTCATTGGCCATCGTTCCCACGGCGACTTTTGTTTCGTCCATTACAGCTTTCAGCTGCACCATTTTCCCGGCGTCGGTCAGCGCCAGGGCCGCGTTGACGCCGCCCATGCTCTCACTTACCATGTCGATCACAAATGCGGTGCGCTCCGCCTCGTTGGCCGTTTTGAACCATTCTTTCTGGTTCTTGGTCAGCGTGAAGCCTTGCTTCGCCAGACCGTCTATATTGCCGTTGATCGCCTTGCCGAGAGCCGTGGCCACGTTCCGGGCCTGTTCCTCGGACGCCGTGGTGCCATACTGGTAAGCGATGTAGTCGTTCATGACCGGCAGCATGTCGGTGATCGCTTCTTTTTTGCTGACAAAAGACGCCAGCTCCGCCATCGCCGTGACCTGCGCGGTTTTGGATACAACACCGTTTTTCTCCTGCTGCGCCGCCAATTCGACCAGGCTTTGAATCTGATCGTCCGTGGCGTCCATTGTGTTACGCATGACCTGGGTAAGTTTGGCTTGGCTCTCAGCCGCCGCCGTAGCCATCCCCATAGAATCAGACACGTAATCCTTGACCGCCGCGCCCAGGGCCTTAACCATATCCACCAGCGCCGTGAGGCCAGCCTTGATCGCGTCCGCGACCAGACTGGCCTTAAGCACGTCCCCAAATACCGATGTCTTTTTGGTGGTGGACTCCATCTCGCCACCGAGGTTCTTGGTTTCCTTGCCCAATTCGTTAGTGCTCTGGCCTGTGGTGTCCATCGCCTTGCCGCCCGCGTCGAGCGCCTTATTGTTGTCTTTCAGCTCACGCTCCATACCGTTCAACTCGGCCTGGGCCTTATTAAGCTGTGTCTGCCAGTTCATGGTGCGCTTGTCGTTTTCCCCGAACGACGTTGCGGAATTATCCAGCGCCGCTTTCAGTGTGGAGATTTTATCCTTCTGGGCTTCGATCTCCCTGTTAAGGACGGTATTCCGGGCTGTAATAGATTGGACAGACCTCTCGTTTTTGTCAAACTGGGAAGCCACGAGCGCCATTTCGGAGCCGAGGACTTTGAAGCTCTGATTAATGTCGTTAATCGCCTGTTTGAATTCGCGCTCGCCTTCAACGCCCACTCTCAGGCCAAAAGTGTCAGCCATGCCCCGCCTCCTAACTCAGCCACAACGGAATAACGTCATCCACGCTGCTCTCCACGTACGGTTTTTCAATTCCGTGCCATTGCTTGTGACACGCCCACAGATCTAAAAAAAGCCCCATAGGGGTAAGCCAGAATTCTTCTATACTCAGGTTCAGGTGAGCGACAGCGAAATAAAACAGGCGCGTAAACAACTCGCTGTTATCTACGCGCCCGGAGCGTTTTTTTGATCGTCGGCGCTGGCAACATTGCGCACAGTGCCTTTGTAGATCGCCTCGGAGATAGCATTCCGGTACCCGGCCAGCTCCGACGGGGACGTCAGCAGTTCGACCTCGTCCTCCGTCAGCAGCGGCTTCTTGGCATCCTTATTGCGAAGGTTGTAAATCAGGATCGCCTGATTCGCCAGAAGCGTAATAAGCCATATGATCTCACTGAGCGCCATCTCGAAGTTCTCGGACTTCATGAGCTTGTCGCCCAGGTTTTCAAGGCCGCCGTACCTACCGGCGATCTCCTTAGTAGCTTTGGTGGTTAGTACAAGGTTGTAGTCAGCCCCGCCGATTGTGATTGTCGTGCTTCTTTCGGCGATAAACTCATCCATTATTCATCGCCCCCAACAGGTTCAACCAGTTCTTCGGGATCGGGTTCTTCACCGCCGTACTGATCTTCAAACCCGTCTTCGAGTTCTCTGTAAACGCCGTCGCCCTCATCATCGCTACCCGGCTTGCCGCCGTCGCCCGCATCATCACCGCCGTTCCCGTCGTCCAACGTCACGCTGTTAACCGGCTTGCCGCCTTTACCGCCGCGACCATTCTTGCGCTTCGGTTTTTCGGGAACGTCCACGTCACCGCTATCGCCGGTATTCGGACTGCCGCCGTTGCCTGCGACACCAATCGGAGCATCGGTCTTGGCTTTTGCCGCATCGAAGACAGGATCGTAGACCTCGTCGAACCATTCCTCTATCACTGTGGCATCCACTCCGGCGTCGCCCTCAGTAACTTCCGCTTTCCATGGATGCTGACCTCTTTCGTCAGGTTTATTGCGCCGGGTCACGATGCCCTCGATGGTCGGGGTCTGGAACGTGATGGTGTCGCCCTTTGTCTGTACGCTGACAGGCGGGAACCCGAATTTTACCTTGTAGAGCCAGAAGTACCGGTACTTCCCGTCGGGCTTCATCGCGCGGAAACCGACCGCTACGGACTCGCCCATGTTCTCGCTCGACGAGATAAGCACACCGTTGTCGTCAACCTCAGCGCCGGTCAGATCCCCGGCGACACTCACGCCGATGTCGTCAACGCCCAGAGAAAGCGTACCGGTTCTGAAAGATTTCACAGTGTAGATCGCGCCGTCGTCCGCGAAAAGCTGCGCCTCCGCGAGATCGAGTGACAGATCGCCCTGCATCGCCCTTGCAAGTCTGATTGGTGGGCCGTAGGTTTCCTCACCCTGCGCGTCTTCGGTGATCTTAGAGTAATACAGCATATCCATGCCTATAGTTGCCATTTTCATTCCTCCACTGGATAAAATTTCGCTACGTCTATCGCGTAGTGGAAATAACCCGTGTTATCCTCGCGCCCTATATACCGGCGGTCGGTGACGGTAAAGCCCGCCAGGAGCAGCGCGGATAAGACCTGGTTTTTAAGTAGCCTGTAATTGAACTGGGAAAAGAGTGACAGGCGTACTTCCTGCGTCTCGAACTTCGGACGGTTATCGCCGTACAGCTCGAACACATCCGAGAGCGGCGTGATAACTATATACTCGCCCGGAGCCTCCTCGCTGAACACACCGGTTTCAATCGGCGCAAATTCGCTCAGAAGCTCGGTTAATTCTGACAGAATGCTCATAACGCTGAAAACTCCTCATCCAGTTTCATCTTCATTGCGTCGATTACCCTGTCGCGGCTTGACCTCCTTGCCGGACGTAAGAAGGGCTTGGGCGGCTGACCATGTTTGCCGTATTCCAGAATATTGGCGATCATGGCGTTGCTCTTGCCCCCGGATCGCGGCTCCCGAAAGCCTACTTTGACATTGTAGTTCCCGTTCTTGTCGACTTTAACCGGGGACAGTCCCAGCGCCCCGGCAAGCTCGCCGGTGGAGCGTGAAGGCTCTTTGGTGTTGCTGCCAATTGCGCCGCCCAGGTTCCCGGCCACGGCCTCCAGCGCAATTTTGCCACCGGCTTCAAGCGCGCTTTCGATGATCCTGTCCGTCTGGTTTCCCAGATTGGCCAGTTTCGCAAGGAAGTCCTCCGGCATCTTCACCGTTGCCTTGGCCACGGGACGCACCCCCTTTAACAGCGGTTATCCTTTCCGTCAGAGCCTCCACGTACATCCCGCGCCCGCGCACGTCCTCAGCGCTGAGGATTTTAAACCGTTCTCCCCGGCAGATTATCTGCTGTGACGGCGTGATGCTGACGCCGGGGATGATCCTGAAGCGGAACAGGCTGCTGGCTGTGGAAAAAGCCGCGCGGTTCGCCCACGATCTGGTGCCGTGCCGTTCCTCCCGGTACGCGCGGACGCTAGTCAGTAACTCATCTGCGGAAGTCCCGAAGCCGTCCGCGTCCTTGACGGTGACCGGCTCTACTATGTCAATGAATTCCCGCATGGCTCCGAAGCTCATACTCTCACGTCCTTATTCTGCCGCAGGAGCCGTTCCACAGCTTCGTTCACTCTGTCGGCGGCGTTCGGATTATCGCCGAAGAATCCGGCGGTGGAGCCATCCCGGGATTCGTAAAAGTGGGAAGCCAGCATAATAATGGCTTGCACCGTTGAAGGCGGCATCAGATACTTTTGATAATAGCCCTCGGCTTTATGCTGATACCGCTCCGCGAAGTCGACGGCTGCACGTATAAATCCACGGATCAGCTCATCATCACTGTCGTGCTCCAGAATCAGGTTTTTCTTCGTCCACAGCAGAAGATCAGCATAGAACTCCTTCAGCTTTGCCATATCACCACCCCGTTGCGAAAAAAATGGGCTCGGGGAAAAACACGGAGGGGAGGTGCACGACAAGTTTCCCCCGAGCCTCTTGCAAGTATATATTACTTTCCGTTGCCGCCAACAGGATGCTGCAACACCTTAACAGCTTCAGGCAGGATCAGCTTGCCGTCGACGCGCTGAGTGCCGATGAAGCCGACAAGCCCGGTCGCGGCAAACAGCTCGTTAAGACGTTGGAAAGTGCGCGTCTCCCGATCCGCGATCCAGTAGTACGAGAAATCCCCGAACATCACTGTTTTGGCCTCGGCGGCTACCACAGGCATAAACGTACAGGTGTAGACGGGCCTGCCGATGATCATGTCCGGCGTCCCGGCGGTGAGCGCGGGCTGCCAGAGGTACTGGCCGTTGTTGTCTTTCAGCTTGCGAAGAATCGCCACGGTCGCGTCGTTCAGGATGAACACCGCGCGGCGGCGGTACGGCGCTTTCAGCGAGTACAAAAGGCTGATGATCTCGTCGGCGGAAATACCCGTTGCGCTTGCAGCCGTGACGCCTGTCGGCGCTCCTTCCGTGTCATGCAGAATGCCGGTGGGCTTTCCGTCGCCGTCGCCGTTGATGAACGCGTCCTCCTCCAGATTGGCGAAAGCCTTCGCGAAATCAGCCGCGAGGAACGCCTGAATGTCGAACGCGCTGTCGTTGAGAAGCTCTGTGCTGGTCTTGATCAGCGCTCCCATCTTGAACGCGGACAGCGTGACCTGGGAGAACTTCGCGTTCGTCTCGGGGATCGGCTGGCCTTCCTCAACCCACGCCGCCGCGACGCTCTGCGACGCCACAGGGATCTTCCGCTCGCCGCTGGAAGTCCTAATCACCCTCGCGAAGCTCCTGAAAATGTTCTCCTCGTCCAGGGCCTGGATAAGCTGGCGCTCGAACTCGTCCGGCGCGAGATACCCACCGTCAGGGTCGGAGCCGATCTGGAGAAAGCCGTGGATGTCAGGTTTGTTGCGCATGACATCCCAGAACGCCTTTTTGTACTCGTCGCTCGACCTGCCAGCCTTCGGCTTTTCGTCAGCAGCGCCGGGTTTGTGTACGACGGGATCGCGCAGGTTCTTGGCGAGCTCCGCGTCGATGGCGTTCTGCCGGTCGAGGCGTTCAATCTCCTTGCCCAGCGCCACAACGTCCGCTTCCATCTTTTCGTAAACGGCGGCGTCCTCAGCAGACAACTTTCCGTCCGTACCCTGCTTGCCATCAAGGAACGCTTTTGCCGCGTCCCAGGTCTTTGCGCGTTTTTCGCGCAGTTCAAGTGCATTTGCCATTGTTCTTTTCCTCCTGTTATTTTTAGTGTGCGATTAAAGAAAGCCGCTGTAAGAGCGGCTCGACCGGTATCCCTGGTTCGGCCTCATCTTGAACGGCGGGTTCCTCTTGCAAGGCAGCGCCAAGCGTGACGGCAATGGAAGTGGTATCCGGCGATGGCGGCGCGTTCCAAGACGCGATTGACTGTTTCAACCCTTGAATGTACTTTACCAAAGTCTGCGCATACATCACGCCGCCGTCCTGTGAACGTACTATACTGTCTCTTGTGAGCACCGTGCCGTCAGCTTCTACCACGCCATCAGCGAACCCTAGTTTAACAGCTTTCCAGGCGCTCATCGGCTCCTCATCGTCCATCATGTGGGACAGCACGACGCGGGAGAGTTTAGTCTTTATTTCATATGCGTTGATGATCCCCTCTTTGATCTCGTTCAGCAAGTTCTTAGTGTGTTCGAAGTCATCCGCGCACCCAACCGCGATTGTCCACGGATTGTGGATCAGCATGTACGAAACCGGTGTCATCAAAACCTCATCGCCAGCCATCGCGACGACGGAGGCCGCGCTAGCGGCCATCGCGTCCACTTTGCATTTGACGTGGTATGGGTACTCTTTCAGCATATTGTAAATCTGATTCCCGGCAATCACGTCGCCGCCGTAAGAGTTTATCCACACGGTAACCGGGCCGGAAGCGCCGTACAACTCATCCCGAAACATCGCGGGAGTCACTTCATCCCCGAACCATACCACATCAGCAATAACACCATCTAAGCGAAGTTCCCGGCTGCCGTCGGCTGCCATTTTCCAGTTCCAAAACTTTTCCATATCTCACCTCCTAACCGTTACGACGGTACGCGATCCCAATATCGGCCAATTTAACCATGTTGCCGTTTACGGCGTAGGTGTCGCCGTCCTCGATGGGATTCAAATCTTCGAGAGCGCGGACATCATTCTGACTCATGAATCCGTTCTGAATCCCGACACGGTACCCTTCCATTCGTTCCCTGTATGCCCCGCGCAGAAGCCCGTCAACGTTGAACTTCGCGTAGTACAGCCCCTTCTCTGACGGTAAGAATAAGGATTTGCGAATCGCGTCCTCCAGGCGAATCAGCCACGGATCGAGCGTGTACTTAACGAAATCCAGCGACAGGTTTTCAATGTTGTTGAACGTCGCCCTGTCAAGATCGCCGAGCATGTGCGGAGGCACCCGGAATATCCTGGCGATCTCGTTGAGCTGAAATTTCCTGGACTCGAGGAACTGCGCGTCTTCCGGAGGGACGCTGACGGGCTTATAAGTCAGCCCCTCCTCGAGCACCGCGATTTTGTTCGCGTTGCCGCTGCCCCTGAAAAGGCTGTTCCAGTCCTCGCGCACCTGATCCGCATTCTTCACGGTTTTCGTGGTTTCGAGGACTCCTCCTGGCCGCGCCCCGTTCGCGAAGAACCGAGATCCGTACTCCTCGATGGCCAGGGCCATGCCGATGGCGTTTTTTATCACGGCGATTGGCGAGTATCCGATCAGCCCATCAAAGCCAAGCGCCGGTACGTGGAAAACCTCATCGGCGTTCAAAACGATTTCCCGGCTGTCGCGTTTTATCTGCCGCTCGCCGCCGTCGGGGGAGTAAGTGTAGATGATCCTTCCGCGTTCATTCCGCGACACGTCGATGCGGTCGGGCAAAAGCGGGTAGAGCGCCCGTACCTGGCCGCGCCCGTCCCGGATGATCTGAGCGTAGCAGTTGCCCCACAGGAGAAGGTGCGACATCAAGGTTTCCCAAAACACGAAGGCGGTCATTTCCTCGTTCGGTTCGTACCGCAGCAGCGTGTACAGCGGATGCGTGGCCAGCCGCTCCCGGCTCCCGTCAGCCAGCTCCGCAAAAATGTGAATGGGAAGGCTCGCCACCGCCTCCGAAATAATACGGACACAGGCGTAAACGGCGGTGACTTGCAACGACGTCCGCTCGTTTACGATCTTCCCCGCGTCCGTCGGGCCGAACAGGTATTCAAACCGGCCCCCGAAGCGGTTCTGCGGTTTATCACGTGAGCGGAACAGCCACGATCTTAATCCCATATGCACTCCCCCGTTTACAAGATTAGTAAGCCTCTGTGGTCATAGACGCTGCCGCTGTCAGCGCCGCCGCAGACCGTAGCCCGCGCCAGCGCCATGATCATAGCGACCACGCCGTCGATCTTCTCCGTGGATTTCCGCTTGCTGGGCTTGATATTCCCCGCAGGGTCTGTTTCGATTATTGTGTTTTCCATGTTCCAGTCGAGCACGGGATGCTTCCCGTGCCTGATTTTACCCTCCAGGACGAACTGAAAAAGGTCTTTGCTCGGCGGCGACATGCTGAGATACCCCTGGCCAAACGGGAAGACTTCAAAGCCGCGTTCCGCTCCAAGCTCCTCCAGATCGCGGCGTATCTTCTCAGCGCCAAAACGGTCGTAGGCCAGTTCCCTGATATTGAACCGCTCCGACAGCTCGGCAATTTTATACTCGATCACCCCGTAGTCGACTACATCTCCCTCGGTTGTGTAGAACAGATCCGAATGCTTCCAGGACGCGTATGGGACGTGATCGCGTCTGGTGCGGTAGTCAATTACGTTTTCCGGGAGCCAGAAAAATGGGAATACGGTGTACTTGTCGTCCTCATACCTGGGTGGGAACACGAGCACCAGTGAAGTCAGGTCGCTGGTGCTGGAGAGGTCAAGGCCGCAATAACAGTCGTACCCCTCGAACAGTTCCATGTTCAGGTCAGCCTCGCCGCAGGCGTCCCATTTTTGCATAGGCATCCAGCGGATGTCGGAATTACACCACTCATTTAATCGGAATTGCCGGAAATGCAGCTCTTCGGCAGGGTTTTGCCTCGCCTGTTCGTAGGCATACTGCACGTCCTCCATTTGGATTGTTACGCCAATGGCGGGATTGCACTTCTTCCACACCTCCGGGTCATTCCAGTCGTCTTCCGGCTCTATGCCGTACACAAGCGGGTAAAACCGGTGGTCGATTTTCGCGCCGGACAGCACGTCCTTTGCCTTGCAATGCAGCTCATAGCACACGCTGGTCTTGCTGCGCCCCGCCGTGGTGATGATGAAAAACAGCGGCTGCCTTCTTGCATCCCCGGTCATTTTAGTCATGGCGTCGAAATACTCGCGAGTCTTCTGGGCCTGGAGCTCGTCAAAAATCAATGCGGAGATGTTGAAACCCTGCTTTGAATTTATCGCGCTGGAAATAACGCGGTAAAAGCTGTTTGTGCGGGAGTAGACGATCCTGTTCGTGGACTTCACCGTGTGCGACAGCGGCCTCAGATCGTCGCTGAAATTTACCATGTCACAGGCGTTGTCAAACACGATCCTGGCCTGGTTCGTGTCCGCCGCGCAGGAGTAAATCTCCGCCCGCTGCTCGTTGTCGGCAAAGAGCATGTACAGCGCGATCCCGGCGGCAAACTCTGACTTGCCGTTCTTTTTCGGCATTTCGATGTACGCCGTCCTGAACTGGCGGTAGCCGGTTTCCTGATTGACAATGCCGAATATATCGCGCACCACCTGTTCCTGCCACGGCATCAGGTTAAACGGCCTCCCGCGCCATTCGGCGGTCGTGTGTGTGAGGTCTTTGAAGAAGTCCACCGCGAAGTCCGCACGGCGCTTGTCGTAGAAGCTGGTCGGCAGCATCAGCGGCGTGGGTTTATAATCCATAATCACATCTCCAAAATGGCAACGAAAAAGGACTCCCGTATGGAAGCCCTTTCCCCTTGCCGTTTATGTTATTACTCGGTGGTGACTGCTTCCTCCTCGGCCTCGCCCGGTCTGCCGTTGAGCCAGCTGCCGTTGCCCTCCAGCCGCTCCAGGAGCACCCTCCGGGCCGTCTTGAACCCGTTTCCTATGAAGCCCAGGCTCAGGAGCCAGCAGCGGAATGCGTATTTCGGGTTGGTAAATTCGCGCTCCTTGGCCGTAACGCGCACCTTGTGCTGGGCCGCGCTGCACATGTGCGATACCAGTGTGGCGTAAGCGTCGGTGTGATCGGCGTCAATCCGGCTGAACCAGGGGAAGCGGAGCGTATCGCCGGTCATTACCACCGGCACCTCGTCGGTGCCAAGGGCCGCTTTCAGGAGCGGGGCCTTCGCCGCGACCATCGCGGTCAGGTTCGCGAGTTTTTCAGGGGTGAAGCCTTCGAGCGGAACCTCTATCATCAGGGTATCCCCGTCCGGCTCCGGGCTGCTGTGGCTCTGCGCGGCGTATGTGCCGTCAAGGTTGCGCCACCTGCCGTCGCCGCACTCCATTTGCGGGGTGCTGTGCGTCCGTTCCCAATGCACACCCTCGCCAGCGTCTTCGTTAAGCGCTTCAACTATGGTGTCCATAATTCTTTTGCGCTTCGGCGCGGCTGTTTCAGCCGCGCTCTCCCTAAAATCCCGCTTGATTTTCGTGGTATCCCAGTCACCAGCCTTTTGCGAGGTCACCAGCGCGAAAGTGTGGTCGTCGCCGTAGCTGTATATCGTCCCAAGCGCTGTGCTGAAGTATTCGCCGTAGCCCTCGGCGGCGGCTTCGTCGTGGGTCGCGAATTCCTCCGCGATGTATATCTCGCCGCGCGGCGTGTCCAGCGTGTAAAGCCTCGGCAGGTCGCGCTTATCCGGCTCCGGGCAATCGCTCTCCTGCATCCCGTCCTCGCCCCAGGGGTCGCGGCGCTCCTGGCCAAGCCCAAGCTCCTCGCGCTCGGTCATTTTCAAGTCCTCGAATTCCGGCTGGCCTTCCATCCAAGCTTCCGCCTGCTGTATCATTTCTTCGGTCGTTTCCGTTTTGGCGTATTTGCCTGGATGGTGCTGGTCGATGTCCGGGCAGGTATCAATCGCGCCCGTGTCATCCAAACCGCTCTCGTATGTGTCCGTCTCGTCGTATTCGCGGCTCTCCGCGTCGAAGCCCGCTTGGTGGAGCGCGTCTTCCAAATCCAAGCTGTCCGGGCCTGTGAGAACCCCGTTCTTATCTATGATGTAGTTTGCTATAGCGTATGCGAATGTCGGCGCTTTCTTGTAAACCGGTGTCCAGCCTAATATGTTGCTGGCCGCTTCTACCAGGGCCTTGCGCTCCGCGCCTTGCAGGTTATAATTCAGTTTCATTCGAACCCCTCCTCGTTTTTCGCCCGTAGGCGTTTGTTTATCGTAGTCACAGGATAACTCTGAACCGCGATAATAGCCATACGCACATGCACCAAGGATGTGAGGAGGGTTTCGTCTCAATCCGACAAACTAAATGGGTGCAGCCGCCATTGTGACTTCTTGATAACCAATCGTCGCGCCATCCCTTTCAACAGTTATGTCGATGCCGTCATTACCCATAAAACTGGCGTAGCGGCGCAGGATCACGCTGGCATACTTGGGGTCGAGTTCCATCATGTAGCATACACGCCCGGTCTGCTCGGCGGCAAGCAGCGTGCTGCCGGAGCCACCGAAGCTGTCGAGCACTATATCAGCGGGGTAGGAGCTGTTCTCCAGCGCCTTGGCAACGAGCGCCAGCGGCTTTGTTGTTGGGTGAAGTTCAGATTTCTTCGGCCTCGGTATCTGCCAAAGGTCTGACTGCTTCCTGTCCTTAAGCGGGCAGAGCCGCTTCCCCTCCAGCCAGCCGTACCAGATCGGCTCATACTGTGTGTGATAGTCCTTCCGGGAAAGTACGAGGCTATCCTTCGCCCAGATAATGGTGCTCGACCAGTGATAACCGGATTCGTACAGGGTAATCATGGCGTTGCCCCATTCCTGGGCCGACATCACACAGTATGTCATGCATCCCGGCTCCGACACCGCTGCCATACATTTGAACGCCGCCAATAAAAAAGCACCGAACTGCTCGGTGCTCATCTTATCGTTCATGATCGTGCGCGGCTTCCAACTTGGGTGTTTCTGGTCTGAGCCATAATCGACGTTCCAAGGCGGATCGACAAATACACATCTCGCCTTAACACCGCCCATGAGCTTGTTCACGTCCTCCGGGACGGTGCTGTCCCCGCACATCAGCGTGTGCCTCCCGAGCTTCCACACATCCCCGAGCTGTGCAATCACCGGCTCTTTGGCCGCCGCGCCGACGTCGAAGTCGTCCTCCGCGATCTCCGGGTTGGCGGCGGCGAAAAGGGCCTCGATCTCCTTCGGGTCAAAGCCGGTCAGGGTTAGGTCGAAGTCCAGGTCTTTCAGCTCAGATAAATTTAGAGCCAAAAGCTCTTCGTCCCAGGACGCGTTAAGCGCCAGTTGGTTATCAACAATTACAAAAGCTTTCCGCTGTGCATCAGTTAGGTGCTCGGCGAAAACGGCGGGAACTTCGGTAAACCCCTCCAGCCTCGCCGCCTCGACACGGCCATGCCCCGCGATCAGATTGAAATTCGCGTCGATCAGCACAGGCGACAAGAATCCGAACTCACGCAAGGAAGCGCGAATCTGTGATATTTGCGCCGGACTGTGCTTGCGTGAATTGCGAGAATACGGTACCAGCTTATTAATATCGACTTTTTCAAAACGGTCAATCATCCGCATAGGTTAGAAACCTCTCGTCTCCATTTTTTGCAGGAACGAATTCCGATCCGCCGCGTATACCTCGGTCGAGCAGCGGATGATCAGGTTCCAGATCGAGTTGAAAACATACTGCGCCGCTTTTTGGTAGTCCAGTGCCATTGTGACATACGGGCTTCTGCGTCCGTTTGCGATACGGCCATGCACTTTATTGAAATTTTCGCATTCCAAGAACGAGCGCCGAAGATACGCATACTCCTGCAATAACTGATCGGATATCTTGTCCAGGCACCCCGCCGCCTCAACAAAACCCCTTATGTCCTCATACAGCTCAGTTGTACTGGGGAGAATGGCATCGCCTTCTTTAGCCGCCTGATCCAGATACGAGGGGACTTTCTTCTTGAACTTTTTTGAAACGGGCTTATCTTTGTAAAATTCCAGCACAGCTATCGGGCGTTTGCCCGGATTGCCGTCCAAAATCTTTGTAGCGGCGGGCTTTGGCGGACGTCCGGCACCCTGGCGCGTACCACCTGTTTTTGGCATAAAACCACCCCATAAAAAGTATCAGTTTTCGCGAAAACTCGCGCGTCGG